AACAAATTATTTGTTGCTTTGAAAAAAGGAGAAGGCTCAATTGAACTTATGGCTGCAACAAAACCATTGTTTGATGCCAGAGAACCTTTGTTAAAAAGTAGAGCAAGCTTTGAAAAGTGGTTATCTGATTTGGCAAAAGAATTACCTGTTGCAACTTTTGTGGACAAAGTAAAAGGCTTTGGTCACTTGGGCTTGGCAGGTATTGTTGGAGAAGTTGGCGACTTTATGGCTTACGAGAAAGAACTGGACGGTATTTACAAACGTGCAGGACTTGCCGTGATTGATGGAGAACGTCAACGTAAGCACAGCAATGCTGAAATGGCATTGGTTCACGGCTATAGCCCTTCAAGGCATGCGGTATTTTGGACAATTGGCGACAGTCTTCTCAAGGCTCAAGGCAAAGAAGAGAACGCAGGGCCATACAGAATGGTATACGATAAGCGTAAGATCATGGAGCGTGAGAGAGTTGAAACAGACGGTCATGCGCATAACAGAGCTTTACGCTATATGACAAAGCGTTTGGTTAAAGATTTATACAAAGAATGGAAGGAGGTAGCATAATGTCTATTGCAGATGATACGATGTGTATGCATTACACACTTGAGCGGTTGGGCGGTATTAAGACCGAAACTGACTTACGAGAGTTTATGGAAGAGATCAGGCATAACATTGGCGTGAACGATGAATGGCGTGAAGCTAACCCAGATGGCGATATGCCCGATGGTTCGTTTGTTGATGATCCTGATGATTTTGATATGAACTCTGCGCTTGAGAGGGTTAAGCGTAACTATATTGAGAGAGCTTTAACTAAAACCAAAACGTTATCTGAGGCTGCTGAATTGCTTGGCTTCTCTAATTACCAGACTTTGCAGAACTGGATTGACCGATTGGAGAAGGCTCAATACGAGGCTGAAGACAAAAGAATGGGAGTGAGTTGATGATTAAATACTTTACGTTTATGGTGCTGACTTATTTCGTGCAAGGCGAACAAGTTACGCATAACATACTATTTAAAAGCTATGACGATTGTAGTCACAGCAAAGAAGCCATGTACTTTATGATGGAGCATCAACATGACGATGTGCATATTTATTGTAAGGGCACAGCGGTTGCTTCTAATGAACTTGTTAAGCCGAAAGCGAGGCCATGAAAGATAGAACTAACAAAAAGTGGACTGAGGCAGAGAAGGAGTGGATGGGTTATAAACGTAAATTAGCAAACTTTAAAAAAGAAAGCGTTAGTTTATCCAAACCTCCTTGGGAAAAAGAAGCCGAACAAATTGAAGAAGATAAAGAAAAAAATTAGCGGGAATAAATCCCGCTTTTTTTTGTCCCCTGGTTGATAACCCGAACAAATGTTTGTATTATTTGCCTGGGGCAAGTTTTGAGGCGGGTTTCTCTTCTTGTCCCACGACTACTATTTTTGGATTTTTCTTTCTAACATTTCCAACAAAGTTACTATTTCTTCACCCTGCTGTTTTACATTAAAAAAGCCCATCTGTTCTGTGTGACTAACTAACAAACGGGCTTTTCTTTTAAGCTGATTTAATATCGCTTGTGTTTCTACGTCCACAAAGCATCTCCCTTGAGGATGATAGCATGCCCGACAATACCTGTCCCGCATAATTCTGTGGCTTCTGCGTTGAACGGCAAGCCCGTAAGTAAACCTTCTTCGTTTACCAAGATTTGCCAATCGGGTTCTGATGGAGAATGTACCATCTCCACTAAACCCCCGACAATCTTCTGCGCCTCTTGTAGCGTTGGTTGATTATCTTCAAATACTGTAATCATAATATTTCCTTTTTCTAAAGTAATTGGGATAAGTAGCACACTATCCCACGCTAGTCAAGTATATCTTCCTCTTGATTTAATTGACCCCCAACAACACCAAGCCATTTACGAGGGCCACTTCTGTTTCTTTTAAACTGGTCAATACGCCCATCGTTTTGCAACGTAGTCACAGCCTTTTTAACTGTGCTTTCTCCTACATTTCTAAGGTTGCCTGCGTTTATGTCATCATTTGGCGCTGTTCTGATAGCATCAAAAATACCATCATGCATACCGCCCTTAGTAACGGGAATACCGCGATCCTCTCGCATTCTAATAAAATTAAAGACATACTCTATTCTTTCCCGAACGGCTTGAGACATAGCAAAATTTCGTATGTCTATACTCTTATCTTCTAACAGACCAGTATCTGGATTACGGATAAAGTGTCTTATTTCCCGATTTGCAGGGCCGTTTGCTTTTACCACCGCACCGTCAAAAACAGCATTTCTTGTGTATGGCACTTGTAAATCTTTACAACGTGACTTAGCCGTAGGCTCATCCACTTGCCATACAGAGAACGCACATCTTACACCGTCCACAATCGCAGAAGTACCTCTGATTTTATTACGAGCTTTCTCTGGCGAGTCGATAAAGTCATTGTCGCTTACCTTCGCCATATGGTGGTTTACGATCACCGTTGCTCCTGTTTCCGTTGCGATCTGAGCCAACAAACCCATAAATGCTGCGCCTGCCGCAGGATCAGCGTTTACATCTGCGTGAACAAATGATGCCATTGGATCAATAATAACCAATGCGAGGTCTTCAATCTCCAACATTTCTTCGTAAATCTTTTCAAATTCTGGTGATGTTGCGTATGTATTGTCCACTTTCATCATAATTGGAAACACACCGCCTTCGTTCGGCAGCGGCACAATGATACAATCATGGTCATAACCCGAACGTTTGTTCAGGGGATCTAGCCTGCTGATCCGTCTGTGGATCTCATCTTTGTCATCTTCTGCTGATAAAATTATTGATGTGCCATGATTAGCAACCAAACCACCGAAAGAGCTTTGCATACCATCGCCCGATGCTACCTTCATCGCTAGATCAAGCGTCATCATACCTTTACCGCTATCCCCTGCGGCGGCAAACACCACTGGCACCCCAAGCGGTATTGTATCTCCGATTAAGAACTTCTGCTCTGGAGCCGACCCAACAAACTGCTGAGTAATAAGCAAGTTCTGGTTTTTAAGAGATAATACCTTTTTGACCTTATGCGTAGGTGCATTGAGAAAGTTTGAAATATCAAACCCCTCTTCAATCGCATCTGCGGCATCCCACTTTTTAGGCTTACCCTTTGGCGGCACGAGCATGGTGATTGATTTTGCACCTGCATTCTGAGCCAGTTCTTGAACTATCCTAGCTAGTTTTTTACCTGCATCGTCATTATCAGGCCATATGATTAGCTCTCTGCCTTGCAATGGAGAGAAATCAAACTTGTCTTTTGTATTACGGGATAACATCCCTGCACCACCGATAGTACAGGTAGCTGTATATCCTTGTTTTGTTAGCTCATCTGCGCACTTCTCACCTTCCACCCATATTACGCGATCTGATTGCGCAATGTCAGGGAGGTTATAAAGCGGTCTGGTTTCAGGTAAACGTGGAAACTGGCGGAACTCTTTCTTCGTATTCCCGTCCGTATCCCGAACAATTTCACCCGTTGGATCTCTTTCGATATATCTTCGTACCGTTACAAGGACTTCTCCATCAGTTGATAGGTAGAAATACTCGCCATCGTGTGGCGTGTTAGTATCAATGACCCGCTTTTGTCTAACTTGTTCGGGTTGTTCTTCCTGGGGCTGCTGTAACTTGTTCGGGTTAATTGGGTTAATCGGCGCTTCTGCCTGGGGACGATCTAAGAACGTAGAGAAATGTTCGGCTACATCTGTGATTTTCCACCTGTAAGCCTCCATTAGAATCTTGGATATGCCCCCGATCCCATCACCACTATTGAAATCCATGCCGCGCATAAAGTTTGGGCTTGATGGATCAATGTTTATTTTAAGAGATTGCCCTGCCTCACCTGACAATGAGCCAAGATAAAACTCATTCCGAACAACTCTTCCGTTTGGGTAAGCATTCTTTAGTGCTTCGATCTGTACATATGACGGAACTTTTTCCGTAATCTCAGCGACTATATCTTTTTGATTGCTACCATATATTGTATTGCCAACTACTCTTAATGACATTATATTGTCCTCATACTCATATTTACCACTTCAGGGGTTAGCATTTACACGGTGCTGACCCCTAATTATATTCATCTTTCCAACAAGTCTCCCTAAACTCACAAAACTTGCAAAGATAAAAATCTTTGCTCTGAGCTATGCGAGGTAGAATGTCACCTGCTTTTGATGCAGTCAAGATATTTACTGCCTTATCACTTGCTGCCTGTGCCAACTCCTTATCAAAAGGAACTAATTCGTAGTATATTTCAGACGTATTTTTATTCACGACTGTAAACAATGCAGGGCATTCTGTTAGATCCATGTAAGCCTGATACAGAGCGATCTGCGTTGCATATGTTGGGTTGGCTTTTGCTACACCCATACGTTGGAATGATTTCCATTTGCTGTCTTTCGCTGACTTGTTTTCCCACAAAGATGGGTAGCCCATATCAACAGGACCATCACAGATAACCCCATCTATATGTCCTTTGATTTCGTCATCAGCAATTGAAAACCCGAACTGCTCTCCCATCTTGTCTTCTGTCCTAAGATCAAAGCCTGCATCCTTTATCCACTTGGCTGCGTAATCTTCGATCCCGTGACCAAACTCAAAGATGCGTAATGTCTGTGCGCTAAAGCCAGAGTTCTCATCTTGAGGGTAATTTAGGTAACGATACTGAATTTTACGGCTGCACTCATCGCCAATACTTGACGCTCCCAGGTACTTCCGCCGCTTTTTCTTCTCATTAAGCCGAACAATTCCTCGGTCTACAGCCTTTGCTATAGACTCTATTACAGGATCAGAACGGGATACTTGTAGGGGGCCAAGTGCCCGTTGACTTAAAGTAATTTTCTTCGAGCTTCCCAATTTCAATCTCCGATGATATATCTTTTGCTGCCTGTAATCCGAATATAAGTGTGTAGACTTGATCTTCTGTTAGGTCACAAAACTTGGTGTCCCATCCGAATTTTTCTAATATAAATGCCAATTCTTCTACTGGCTTTCTTTCTTCTATCAATGTATTGCTCCTTGTGGTTCTGTTAATAAATCAATTATTTCATCCATTTCATCTCTTGGAAGTTCGCTATTCGTATATTGCAGCATAAGAACTGTAAGATTGTTTATGATAACATCTGCTGACCCGAACAAAACTTCGCCTTCTTCTGATTCGCCTATCTCTTCTTTGATAACTTCATTTGCTGTATCTGTAATTTCCTCTAGATCTTTGAGGTTTTTACAAAAGCACACATATTCAGTTTCTTCTGTATATAATTCGTTATCATCATTACGCTTGGCTAATGATAAAACGAGTTCAAACCTAGCCATCCTCTTGCCCCTCTTTATCGTTATGTCTTAACCATAACGCCAAATCAGACAAAATGTATTTAAAATCAGATGTTGGTAGAACTGCAATAAGTTTGCCATTGTCCCAAACTCTTAAACCATCATCATAAACTGCCCAACGTATCATAGGTATTTCTCCACTGCTTGTTCAATTACTGTTTTATTCCACATAAAATTAAGCATGCATGCGGCTCTGT